CACCACAAACCCAGGAGGTATAGGTCATGCCTGGGTCAAAGAGCGTTTTATTGATCCAGCAAAGCCATCGAGCAGCTTCATCGATCCCAAAACTGGCCTTTCCCGCTCTTTCATCCCGGCCAGGGTATACGACAATCCAACCCTAATAGAAAACGATCCTGCCTATATTTCCCGCTTGGAGGCCCTGCCCGAGGTGGAACGAAAGCGTCTGCTCGACGGTGACTGGGAATCCTTTTCCGGGCAAGCTTTCCCAGAGCTTTCCCAGCGGGTCCATGGTTGCGATCCCTTTGAAATCCCCCCCGAGTGGGAAAAGTTTATGGCCTTCGACTGGGGATATTCGGCGCCTTGGGCCGCAGCCTGGTTCGCCATGGATTTTGACGGGTGTCTCTACATGTACCGGGAGCTTTATGGAGGCAAGCGAGACGAGGCCGGAGGTTGGGTTGGTGTTCGGCAGACCAATCAGGATATATGCAAATCAATCAATGAGGCTGAGCGTGAGAAGGTCCGCATCAGAATAGCCGATCCGGCATGCTGGGGACCCACCAAGTTGCGTGGGCGTAATGACATGTTGGGCCCCTCGTTCGTGGAAGATGCCCAAAAGTTCGGCCTGTTCTTCCTAAAGGCCGACAATGACCGCCTGCGTGGCAAATCCCAGCTGCATCAGCGCCTGGCTCTGGACGAGCACATTGACGAATCCACCGGTGAGGTGTTGGAGGAGCGACCTCGGCTGGTGGTGTTCAACAACTGCAAGCATTTTTGGCGCACCATGGGTGGCTTGCAGGAAAGCCCACGCAACCCCGAGGATGTGGACACCGACCAAGAAGACCATATCTATGACATCGTGCGCTATGCGGTTATGAGCCGACCCATAATTCCCAAGGCAAAATCTGTAATACCACCCGGTAGCTTTATGGCCGAGCGTAACAAGCTGATCAGAGCTAAAAAGATGGCCCGGCGGTACGGCATCAGTCTGGCCGCCGCCTATGCGAGGATGAGATAAATGGCCCGCATATCTAAAAAGGCTTTGGACGCGCAAAGCACCTGGGAAGAACGCATCCGGCGGGCCAAGGAAGTTCGCACCAAGTGGAAAGAGCGCTTCAAAGTGGACCTGGCCCGGGAGTTCTTCGAAGGAGTCCAGAACCCCGGTATGCCTCGGGATGAGTGGATTGTAATCAACAAGGTCTACAGCCACGTCAAAGCCCAGGTTCCGGCCCTGTATCCTCAAGACCCCTACTTCTACGTCAAACTTCGCAAGAGCTATAGCCCCAACCCAACGGATATTGCCCTGTGGGACATGAAGGGCAAAATGCGTTCGGCCATGCTCAATTATCTCAAGTCGGAGCTGGGCCTGAAAGAAAAAGTTAAGCTTGCCATTTATGACTCTTTCTTTGCCTATGGAGTGGTCAAGGTTCACTTTACCGCGGATGTGATGGATAACCCGGATGCGGGCAAATATCTGACCGGGGAGGCGGGAGAATTTTTGCTGGACGAAACCGGTAAAGGTTTCCTGATGGAACCCGAAACCCTGCCAGCCAACGAGGCTTACAAGTTAACCAGAATCCATCCCGATGATTTTCTGTGGGATGAGGACGCCGGGACGCTCAAGGACTCCTGGCACTGGGTGGCACAGCGCATCCGTATGACCATAGACGAGGTCAAGGCCGACCCCAGGTTCAGCAAGGCTGCCATTAAGGCCCTAGAGGGCAAGGGCAGTGAGCTGAGCGAAGAGGACAAGACCCGCGAGACCCGCAAAAAGGGCGATGACATTGCCAGCCGTGGCGATGACAACTGGAACAAGTATCACCCAAAGGAGGCCAAAGACGAAATAGTCACCATTTGGGAGATTTACGACCTCAAGGCCAAAACTTGGTGTGTAATAGCCGAGAACGGCGAAACTCCCCTCTTGTATGACGAGCCTTTGCCGGTTGGGATAGACTGCCATCCGTTTGTTATTCTTGGCTTCACCCCTCGGGATGATTCACCATACCCGATTCCGCCGATGAGTCAGGGCATAGACGCCCAAAAAGAGTACAACAATCTTCGCAGCAAGATCATGACACACCTGAAACGGTTCAACCGCAAGTATGTTGCCAGCTTGTCAGCTTTTGGTGAGAACGCAGAAGGTGAGCTGTCAAAGCTGGAATCCGGCGAAGATGGAACCGTCATTATCTCCCAAGTGGGTGATGTGCGCGGGGCCGTGGCTCCGATCCAGGATGCAGCGCTTGACCAGCAGCATTGGATGATGCTCTCGGCGCTCAATCAGGACATGATCGAGCTTTTCGGCGGGTCCAGCGACGAGAGCCGCGGAATTGCCGGGGCCGACTCGGCCACCCAGGCCGGAATCTTGGAAAAACGTCTTGCCATCAAGGAGGGCGACGCCAGGGCCGAGGTGGCTGATTTTGTAAAGCAAATTGGCCGCAAGTTGGATCAGTTGGTCCAGGCCCACATAACCCGGGACGAAGCGGTAAAAATAACCGGTCCCGAAGGTGAACTGTGGGAGATGGTTCGACAGACCGATTACGAGGAAATCGACGGCGAATACGAATACAACGTAAACGTCGGCGCCACCATGCCGCAATTGCCGCAGATGGAGCGGGCAAGCTGGATGGCCTTCATGCAGTTTTTGGCCAACGCGCCCCAATTCCTGACCAGCAAGAGGCTGCTTAAACGGGTGGCCGATATGCATCACATAGAAGACGAGCCCATGATTGAGGAACTGTTTAACATGGGCCGCAAGATGGCAGCCGGCCAAATGCAGGCCCCGGGCAAACAGGGCAGCCTGCCGGGGCAAAGCGAAGTCAGGCCGGTATCTGCCGTAGGAGGTCAGGCTGGCGGCAATTTGGCCTGGAACAAGCCAGGCGCCGGGAATCTGGAGGGATAGAATGCCCATTTACGACTACGAGTGCCCCGCATGCGGCCTGAAGGGCGAGTTCATCACGGACATGAGCGAAAACCAGCGCTGCCCAGGGTGCGGAGCATGGATGAAGCGGCTTTTGTCCCCTCCCTTCATCAATATGGGCGTAGGCGCCTATGGGTACTATGACGAAAACCTTGGGTGCCACGTGGGCACCAACCGCGAAAAGCGGCGCTTAATGCGCGAGCAGGGGGTTACTCCCAAGGGAGACACCCCCAAGCCGCATGGGGAGGCCTGGGTATGAGGATTTGCGACAGGTGCCACGCCAAGGCGGTAGAGGCCGTCACCATGCACCAGACGCACGAGTCTTTTGATTTGTGCGAGTCGTGCCGAGTGTTGGCTCGGGAATTCCTGACCAGTAACCCAACCGGGGAAAAAGATGCCAAAAACGATGCAAAAAAGCGACCGGGAAAAAAGAGCTGAAGAGCTTCCCGGACTATTGCAGCGATTAAAGGCCGAAAGTCCTGAGATATACGGCCACATTGTGGCCCTGATCCGGGCATACCTGACCAGGTAGGCCGATAAACCAAATCCTAGAAACGCCGCGGCGGCTTTTCTGCGACAGGAGCAGAGGAGCCGTTTTTATATGGCGGATGAACTGAGCACCACGGGAACCGAAAGCCAGGTGCAGGGACAAGTGGATAGCGGCCCGGGCGATTTCAGCGCCAGGACAACCGAACCCGCCCCCGAAGCCGGTGCCGGACAACCCGAGGGGAGCCAAACCCAGCAGACAACCCCGCCCGCCAGCGCGGACAGCGGACCTGCCGAGGGCCAGGCCGAAGACTCGTTCTTTGATCCCAAGGACATCCAGGACAAACCCGAGCTGATGGCTGCATACAAGCAGATGCAGGGCGCATTTTCCAAAAAGATGGCCGGCCTTGCCCAGGATAGGCGGAAAATCGAGGCTTACGACGCTTTCAACGCTGATCCCATTTCCACCATGCAGCAGTTCGCTCAACGGCTTGGCTATCAGCTGACCCCAGCCCAGGCAGCCCAGGCGGCCCAGGCCATGGAACAGCAGCAGCAAGCCGAGTGGGAGCCTGAATCATGGAATGACGTGATGGCCAAGGCCACCCAGCAGGCCAAAGCGGAGATATTCCGCGACCTGCAGCCTTTTATCGGTCATATCCAGCAGGTTCAGAAATCCCAGATTGAATCCCATCTTGATGAAGCCGCTCCGGATTGGCGTCAGTACGAGACAGAGATGAGCGCACTGCTCAAGCAGCATCCTTCTCTGGCCAAAGACCCGGTGGCGCTTTATCGGCTGGCGGTTCCGCCTGAAGTCCTGGAGTCCCGCGCAACCCAGCAGGCGCTTAAACGCCTACAAGCAAAGACCGATGCCGCCCGCATCAGCGGAGCATCTCAAACCAGCAAAAAACCTGGACTGGGCCCTGAACCGGGTAAGTCTTTGAGCTTTGCCGAGTCGGTGGCGTTTGCCAAGCAAAGGCTAGCCGAGCAGGGCATCAAGCCGGGCTAGGAGGATTTAAATGGCAGACATAGGTGATACCGGTGCTCCGAGCACCAACACCATTTATTACGATTCGCTGTTGACCACCACGTTGATGGCTTATCGTAAGACCATGGTGGACAATATTTTCAAGGATAGCGCGTTCTTGGCCTATCTGCGGATGACCAATGCGGTCAAGAAGCAGAACGGTGGAGAGCGCATCGCCCAGCCGCTCATGTATGGTGACAATAACACCGTAAAGACCCATGGCGGCTATGAAACCATTGACACCACGCCCCAGGAAGGCTTCACCACCGCGTTCTCGGAATGGGCCGAGATTGCCGGTGCCGTTTCCATTTCCCGCAAGGAAGAGCGCCAGAACGCCGGAGAGGGTCGCCTGCTCAACCTGCTGGAAGGCAAGATCAAACAGGCCGAGATGTCCATGAGGGAAAAGCTTAACGGCGACCTTGTGCAGGGGGCGGTTTCCGGGGCGACTTTTGTTCCCGATACTTCCACCGGCGGTTCCTACGGCGTGTTGCCGCTGGGGTACTTTCTGCGCAAGGCCAACGCTACCAACCCCACCTCCGGCGGCAACGTAGGCAATATCGATTGCTCCACCAACGCCTGGTGGAGGCACCAGACAGCGGTGCTGGACAGCGGCACCAAGGACACCGGCAACGCCTTTGCACTGAGCGTGAGCACCTATGCCGGGCTCAAGGCGGCCCTGCGGCGCATGTACAACTACTGCTCCCGCGGTTCCGGCGGCTCTCCCGATTTGGTGCTCGCCGATCAAGTGACCTTCGAGACCTATGAAAACGCACTTGATACCCAGGTGCGCTACATGAACACCAAGATGGCCGACATGGGCTTCGATACCATCAAGCTTCGCGGCGCCACGGTGATTTGGGATGAAAAGGTTCCAGACCTGGACAACGGCACCGCGGCCATAACCGACGGCACAGCGTTCTTTCTGAACACCAACTTCTACAACCTGGTGATCGACAGCGAAACGGACATCGTCACCACCCCGTTCGTGGAGCCGGAGAACCAGACCGTCAAGACCGCCAAAATATTGTTCATGGGCAACGCCTGCGTAACCAACCTGCGCAAGCTTGGCGTCTGCTACGCCATCAGCCAGAGCATAGTGGCGTAGGGCTTTACCCCGTTTTAACAACCTTTGGCGAGGTAGGGCCGCCGCAGGACAAAGGAGATTGAGATGCAGCATCAGAGAATCAAAAGGGCCGACCCCGAAAAGTGGTTCGTGGTGGCCAAGAACTCTTATTCCACCGCCAGCCTGAGCAACGGCCAGGCGGTTATCTGGGATTTCGCCACCGACGCCGATGGCGTGGGCGTGACCATGCCCAGCGCCCGTGCTACCAATGCCGGGACCGCCGCCGCCGGTATCGCCGCCGCCACCATCGCGGCTGGCGATTATGGCCTGATTCAGGTCTACGGCTATCACAGTGCGGTTCGCGCCAGGACCGCCACCGGAGGCTCGCCGGCCATCGCTGCCGGGCGTCCGCTGGCCCTGAACGCGGCGGGATCGGTGTTCTGCCTGGAGAGCTTCGCCACCGGCAGCACTTCCATTCTGGTCTACCCCTGCGCGGTGGCCCTTGAGGCCAGCGCGGTCTGGACCACCGCAACCATCGCGGCCTTTATCAAGGCCCTGTAACCATCAATGAGGGCGGGGGCGCAGGCTCCCGCCCATGCCTGATAGGGAGGCAAGGAAATTATGGCCAAGTACGACAAAGATCAGCCCATGCAAGACCCCGTGCTCAGGTGCGACTCTTGCCAAAAGATGCTTCTGACCAGCGAGGTGCTGGGAATCGGCATGTGCCCCGAATGCGGCAACCGCAGGATGCGCAACGTGGTAATCATGAACGAGGAAGAGCAGAAGCAGGCCGAGAAATGGGGTCTGGACCCTAAATTCATGGCGCGGTTCGAACCGGTGGAGGACGGCGATGGAAAATAAGCCCGTCATCACCATAGGCATTCCCTGCTACCAAGGCGTCCCGGCGGAAACGCTTCAGGATTACATGCGCTTCGCCTACTACTTGGGACGGCGCTATCAGGATTATGATTTTTGCCTGGCCATTAAGAGCAAGAGTGAACAGTTCAGGGCCAGGATCGCCATTGCCGAGGCGGCGATACAGGTCAACAGCACCTATTTGCTCATGCTGGACGATGATCATATTATCGACATAGAAGACCGTATGGGACCGAGCGACCGTTACGACTTCCTGCGGCGTCTTATCGCACACATGGAGGCGGTGCCTGATTTGGGCCTGGTGGGAGCCTTGTATTACCAGCGTGGCGGCAACTGCGGTCCGGTGTTGATGAAGCAGGGCGAAAACGGCGGTTACTACTTCATGAGGGACGATGAGATAACCGGCACTTATCAGGAAGTCGACGTACAGGGCGGCGGGTGCATGCTCATCCGCTGCGATGCATTGCTTAAGATACCCCAGCCCTGGTTCGAGCCCGAATTTGACCTGGGCACCGACATCCAGATTTGCAAGAAAATGCAGGAGTCTGGCTATAAGGTAGCCTGCGACACCGGTATTGAACTGGGCCATGTGCTCAACAGCCGCGAGATAATCACCAGCCGGAACCGCTACCGGCACTCCAGCGAAACCATGGCCAAAAGCGCACCCCAGGAGGGCATGGACACCAAGTGGGCCCTGGAAAGCGCCCTGACCCTGTACCGACAGGATGCCGAGGAATACCTGGGGGTTGACATGGACACCATGAGCAAGCTTTTCGAGGAATACAACGAAAAGCACCTGCCCAGGTTCGCGGAGTTCGAAAACCCCCGCGAATATTACGCCCAGCTGGGCCCGGAACAACTGGCCCGACAGGTGGTCTATCACCATACCGATCATCCGGTGCAGGTGATGGATGCGGTGCTGAATTCGATTAACTTTGCGGTGCCGGGCCGTGGTCTGGATATTGGGTGCGGATCCGCTCCGGTGGGGTTCGAGTGCGTGATGCGCGGGCATTCCATGGATTTCGTGGACGTGGACGGAGCGCCCGCCTATGAGTTTTTAAAATGGCGGTCTCAAAAGCGGGGCATGACTAACCGTTGCGGATGGGAACCAGGGCACATAGGCGACTATGATTACGTGCTCCTGCTGGATTCGCTGGAACACATGCCGCACTGGCAGGCAACCCTGGAGCTGGCAGTCAACGGCTTGCGCGAGGGTGGGGCTATCTTCACCAATTTTTTCTTGAACCAAGACACCGAAAACCCGGAACACGTTTTCATGGACAAAAAGGCGGCCAAGGACTTTCTGGTAACCCGGGGGGTTTATCCGCTCAATCAAATTTGCTGGGTCCGTCGGGACCTGGAAGAGGCAAGGAAGGTAAAAAATGGGACTGATTCATAAGCGCGTGGTGTTTGCGGAGCGCCACAAGGACGGATACCTGGTTTTTGCCGACTGGGCCCAGGTGACCACCGACCAGGGCGTAATGTGGGAGCCGCGTCCCAATGGTGGCATTTTCAGCGGGTACCCGCCCAATACCCCGGTGCAGGACTACGACCCCGGCGACGATTGCGCGCGCATCGACGATATCCGCATCATCGACGATATCGACAAGATTGGCCGCATGGCCAGCGGTGGAGAGGATGACGGAACCATAGGGGGACGCATGGTTCCCCGAGTGGGCAGATAGATTTTTTTGGGGTGGCAAAGCCTTAATGCTCAGGGCCCTACCCTCTGGGCGCCCCATTCTGGAGGTTGGCCATGTTGAGAAGCATTACGGATGGAGCGGTAAGCGGAACCGGGACCGTGTCCAGCGAAAGCGGCATACTCGGCGGGGTGCTTATCACCACCGACGGCACAAACGCCGCGACTGTGGTGGTAAGAAAGTCCGGGGCAAGCGGGGCCAAGGTGTTTGACCTTTCCGGCATTCAGGCTCTTTGGTGTCCCTGCATGATCGATGCCGCGAACAGTATTTATTACTCAATCAGCGGCACCGGGGCCAAGGCCCAACTTTTTGAGTTTGTCGCGTGAACACCGTCGAGCGCGAAATATTGTTGCTGATAGGCGAGGACTTGTCCAGCCCGGACGTGTTTACTGACGATAACACCGGGATGGCCCCAATCAGAGACAGCGTAAATGCCGCCATTCAGGAGATTTCCTTGGTTACGGGGGTTAACCGGGAATCTGTCCAGCTCGCGCTTAGGCAGGGGCGCAACTTTTACAAATTGCGGGCGCCTCGCGGGTACCCGCTTTGGATCACTAGCGCATGGTTGCGCGGTGTAAAGCGGAAGCTTGAACAAGTGAGTCTAGGCTGGTTGAACGATTACAACCCCCGCTGGCTTTACAACTCGGGCAACCCGGAGCGGTATGTGCAAATAGGAAGCGACGTTGTCTGTCTGCACCCCGCACCGGCTTCCGACTCTGGGGTGGTTGAAGTTGAAATGGCAATTGCTCCGGAGGCCTACACCAGCGATACCGACCGCATAAAGCTCAGAGACGAGCACAAAAAAGCGGTGGTGCATTACGCGGTTAGCGAATATTGGGCAGGTCGCGGCGATGCAAAGCTGGCCACCTACCATTTCAATGAGTATTTGATCCGCACGCAGGTGCAGCGCCTTTATCCGGCAACGCCTGAGCGTCATTGGCATTACCAGACCAAGAAACGGGGTGAATCAGATTGGCGACCTGGGGCCAACAGTTAACCCGCATTAGGCGGTTTTTGCGCGATCCGGATGGAAACATCTGGGGGGATGCGCTTTTGCTGCAACTGCACAACGACTCTCAGCAGGAATTGCAGCAAATGGTAGGACAGCTGCAATCTGTGCAGGCTGCCAGGGTCCCTTCCATATTCGGAACCGCCTATATGCACGATTGGGAGTGGGCCACTGCCGATGCTGGATCAGGGGTGCCATACAAGATGGGGATTGAGCACCCCAGCGGGGTAGTGGTTACTCAGCCGTGGGAATCTGCGCTTCTGGACAACTCAGACGATGTTAGCGAGTCAACCGGATCGTTTTATTCTCAGCCTTGGGAAGCCTGGTACGCCAGCAATCAGGACAAGCCGGTTCCCGTGCGCCTGCCCTTGGGGTTTTCCAAAACAACCGCGCTTTATTACGACAAGGAACCCGCGATCCCGACTACCAAGGAAGAGCTGATGGGCTCCGACCCGTCTTGGCGCAACCGCAGCGGGTGCACCTACGCCTATTGGCGGGACGAGAACCTTTCCAATCACATACACCTGTACCCCATGCCCACAAACCCAGATTGGTACGACATTGACGGGCCGGCCGATTACGGGGCCTATGTGACCGAGGCAGAGGCCACGGTGGTGGTCATCGATCCCGAGGCCCTGACCGTGGAAGGGCCGGGTGACTATGGGATAGTGGTTGATTCCGTTGACCTGGATGGTGCGGTTTTGGCCGTGTTCGACATATTGCCATCCGATCTGGCTGCCGAGGATGACGAAAGTTCGCTGCCTGTCTGGATGCACCGTTATATCGAGTTTGGCACTCTGGAGCGGGCCTATACCGCGAACACGGACGGGCAAATAGAATCTCTCCGGAATTACTGGGCCATGCGAAAAGAGGTGGCCTTGAAGGCCATGCAGGGTTGGCTGTCAAGCCGGTTGAAAGACCGGGTTTTCCGCCTGCAAACACGGGGAGTGCCTCCGCGCGGCACGCGCGGGCGCCCCAGGCTGCCGGATTCATACCCGGCGCAATGGTGAGGCTATGGCATACATTAAAGGCCTGAAATCAAACGACCGTAACTGGTGGGAAAGCGGTTCCAGCCCGTGGGACTTCGCAAACCTCGGTAGCACCATATACGGGGGTGAAAACCAGAACGCAGCCAATAACGATACCGGAAGTATCGGAGGTATTGACTGGCCAACACAGCAATATAACCTGTTCCCGTCCTATGGCTCTGGGTTGAGCGGCTTCGAGATGCCGGAGATGCCGGGCTATGAGCCTCCCGGTGCGGACCCCACCAACCCAACGTTTAACCTGCCCACAAACCCGGACACCTCCAGCTGGGCTGATTACCTGTCTTTGGCCACCATGGGAAGTTTCCTTTATGGCGCCGGCACCAAGGCCTACAACAAAATAAGGGACTGGCTGGGGGGTGAGCCCAACGACTGGGAGGCGCTTCAGAGTGACTGGGACGCGATCAACTCAGAAATAGGAATGGATTACTCGGCCCCCGAATCGTTGGGCAATATTTTAAACTATTCCCCCACGTCTTGGGGTGATTCCCTGTCTTCCGCGATGGACCTTGGGCTTGGCAATGCGCTGGAAACCGATGTTTTTGGGCTAACCCCGGCCACCGAATATGGGTCATTCATGGAAAGTATCGGTGGCGGTGCCGGGCTAGGTGCGGCTGCAGCCGGGCTGCTGGCGTTTGACACGTTGGTGCGCCTCATGCCGGGCGGAGACCCCGAGGGCGTGATTGGCGGGCTCAAGAAAACCCTAGGAACAGCGTTTGGGCTTACCGACCTGGACAGCATGACCCCTGAACAGGCCAAGGCCAAGCTGGGGAGCAGCGTCGAGTATCTTGGGCGTGCATCCGAAGCACTGCTTAACGGTGGACAACCCGGCATTTACAACTGGCTGAACGACCCGCTAAACGCTTATTCCGGGGCCTATCAGGGCATGGTGGCCAAATCGATCAGCGATGCCGATATTTTCGCCCGAGTTGCCGGCTACTCTCCGGAGGAAACCCAGCAATTTTATGTGGACGCGCTGGGCCAGGATGTGGCCGACGCCGTGGCCGCTGTAAGAAGTGCAGCGCCTGGGACCACGCAGGCCGCACAGGCGGTAAATACCGAAACATCGCCTCCCATAGAAACCTATTGGCAGCAGGAGGCCGCGTCAAAAGGTGATTTGGGGCTTGTGGATCAGTTAGCACTTTTGAATCTGACCGACTGGTATGACCCGAGCATGGCGGAGCAGGCTTAAAAATGGGCCTTATCTGGACACCAACCGGAACCCTTAACGTGGCGGCGGACCCAGCCGACCTTAAGGAAAGCCTTTTGCTCAAGGGCGGCATCACCAGCGGCGATATGCAGCGTTGCAAAAACCTGGACCTGGGACGCTCCGGGGTGATTGAAACCAGAAAAGGCAGCAGCAAATTCAACACCAGTGCCTTGTCCGCGGCCATAAAGGGCCTGGCAATTCAGGGTGGCACCCGCTACACCCTGGGCGATTCTGATATCTATGAGGACGAAACCAGTCTGTCCGCCAGCGTGAGCGGGACCGGGTATTGGGCCTCGGTTCAATACAACCCCTACAACAGCACCACCCAGGCTGTCTATGCCCTGAACGGGACCGATAAGGTAAGGATTGAAGGCTCAACCGTGTACAACTGGGGCATAACCGCTCCCACCGTTGCCCCAACGCTGGCGGTTGGTTCACTGACCGGGCTTACTGGAGACTACAACGCCAAATACACCTATTGTCGCAAGGAGGGCGACACGGTTGTGGTTGAAAGCAACCCGTCTCCGGCGGCCAGTTCCGCCGCCACTCTCGCCAATGAATCTTTAGACGTGACATGGACCGCATCCGCCGATCCACAGGTAACGCACGTCCGCATTTACCGCAGTCAGGCCGGCGGGAGCCTCTACTACCACGACCAGGATGTGGCGATTGGGACTGTAACCGTTGACAGCAACACCTCGGACGGTTCGCTTGGCTCTCAGGTGGCCACAGACCACGACATCCCGCCCGCCGGGCAATACGTGGCCGGACCAACATATGAGGGGGTTTTGTTTATCATCGAGGACAACAAGCTTTGGTTCTGCGAGCCCAAACAACCGGATTATTGGCCGGCGGCAAACTACATCGAAGTAAGCAAGCTTCAGGACCCGGGCAAGTGCCTGGTGTTTTACAACGGAGTGCCTTATTTCATTACCGAAACATCCATATACCACATCCAGGGAACCAGCAGTTCCACCTTTTACCCTCTTCCCATGGAAAGCCTGACCGGGTGCCAGGGGCCCAATGCTGCGTGTTCGGTGCGAGGCAAGGGCATCTATCATGTGGGCGCGGACGGTATTTACTTGTTTTCCACCTTTGACCAAAAGGTGAGCCAAACCGAGTTTGAGCCGATTTTCAACGGAGAGACAAGCAACGGCATGCCGGGCGTGGGCGACCTGTCCACTTCATGGGTATTCTCGCACTCCGGCAAGCTCTACTTTGGTTACGCTTCGGCTGATGACTCTTACCCCAAGCATTGCATCGTTTATAATTTTGAATCAGGGCGGCAGACGTATTTTGCATGGCCTTTTGAAATTGTGGTCATCGCTCCGGACAAGGCCGATAACCGTTTGGTCGCGGTTGATTCTGATGGGTATGTCTGGCATTTGGAGAACCCCGATGAGGACACGGACGGAGACACGGCTATAAGTTGGGACGTGCAGACCAAGGATTACACTTTGCCAACCAGGGCACATTTCCCCCGCTGGGTCAAATACGACGTGGACGCATCAGGCGCCACCACGGCCATAGGGGCCTTGTATCTGGGCACGACCAGCCATCAGACCCACACCCTATCAAGTTCGTACAACACCAAGCGGCGGCTGGTTACACCCGGCAACGGAAGCCGGGCCAGCGTGCGCATTTACGGTACAGGGCCTGTAACGATCCGGGGATGCGAGTTTGAATGATGAATTTTCAGATTTTGCCATACGTCGAGCTCAACGGCGAGTGGACCATGGACGGGGCGCAGTTGCTCAACCTGTGGGCCATGATGAAGCGCGAGCGCACCTTTGAGCGGGTGTTTTGCCAGGGCGGTGTGCGCGATTTGGCGGAATTTGAGGACTTTTTACGCAAAAAAGACAACCTGGTTCACCTGGTTATCGACAGAAACCAGGGGGGCCCCGTGGGGTTGTTTTGGCTGACTGATATAAAGACAAATCACGCCACGGTGCATTTCAATGTGTTCCGCGAGTATTGGGGAGAACAGGCCCTGGCGGCCATGAAGGAATCATTCCGTTACTGGTTTCGTCACAAGGGGCCTGACGGCAGGCCCATGTTTGACCTGCTTTGCGGGACCATCCCGGAAGATAACAAACTAGCAATCAATTTTGCCAAAAAATCAGGGGCCACAGTGCTGGAGCCCGTTATCCCAGGAATTATAAAAAACGTTTACACCGGCAAGTGGGTAGGGGCTGCCGTGATGTTTATAAAGAGGGAGGATGCCAACCATGGGTAACTTCTTTGAAGACCTGTTCGGCAAGCCCAGCGACAGCGAGCGAAGCGCCGCGCAGGCTGCCGTAACCTCGCCGGAAGCTCCGACCAACTATGAGGTTCCACGGGAGTACTTGGACGCGCTTAACTCCATTTCGTCCCAGATGGGCTCTTACAGTGACCAGATGGCGGCCCAGGCCAATAAAATGGGGGACATAGCCGAAGGTTATTACAACCAGACAGCCAGTGTGCGTGATCCTGTGATTACCCGGTTGGCAAACTTCATGGCCGGCGACCTGGACCCCTACGCCAGCATTCAATGGCAGTATGGCAAGAGCGCCTTGGAGGATCAGTACGAAGCAGCCAAGAAGTCAACCCTGGCCGGGCTTCCGGCAGGCGGAGTACTTCACTCGGCCCTGGCCGGACTGGAAACCCAGAAGGCCAAGGGCGCCCTGGACGTGGTCAATAAAATAGTGAACGACGAATACAACAAGGCCTATGGTCTGGCCACCTCAAGCCCAACCACCGCCCTAAGTGGTCTTTCAAGCTCACTCAGTGGATTGGGCAGCTCGGCTTCTGTGCTGGGGGCTTCGGCCAGCCCGATCAATTCCATTTTGAGCGCCCTCGGGTCAGCCAATAACTACAATCTGGCGCGGGATGCCCAGTACAAAGCCCAGCAACAGTATTACGCGCAGCTGGTGGCTCAGCAGCAGGCCGCGGCCAACCAGAGCATGGGCAAC